TCCTTCCTCGCCCACCAGCTGGCTGGCAGTGTCTGCCGTTGCCTGGTGCCTGATGGCGTCCGGGATGTCTGCCCCGCATTCTGGGCAGAACGCAAACCGGGAAGGAATCCCGATCCCGCACTGCGGGCAGTCGATCTCCGCTGGCCCCTGGCTCTCGCGTGGTGCTGTCTCTTCCTGGACCTGGCTTTGTGATCGTCCGCCAGTGTCCCGGCCATAGTCTGGCGAGTCCAGTGATCCGTGCCGTTCGATGTTGCCACCGAAGTCCAGAATCAGACAGTCCTGCTTTTCCGGTGAAGTCCGGAGACCACGCCCCACAATCTGGCAAAACAGCCCCGGAGACATCGTGGCCCGGAGGACCGCCACACAATCGACCCGAGGAGCGTCGAATCCAGTCGTGAGGACATCCACGTTCACCAGCCATCGCAGCGAGCCAGCCCGAAAGTCTTCCAGATGCCGCTTCCGCTTCTCTTTGTCTGTTTGTCCCGTGATGACCTCAACACGCTCTGTGACGATGCCCCGCAGTGTTTCGGCGACATGCTCAGCATGATCCACGCCAGAGCAGAACACGATCACCGACCGCCGATCATGACAGCTGGCAGCGATCTCCTGACATGCTGCGTCCACGATGCTGGCCTGATCGAACGCCGCCTCCATCTGCTTGGCGACGAACTCACCGCCGCGGACTGCCACGCCTGACACGTCCACGGGCTTGTCTGTCGGTTGATTTGTCAGCGGGCAGAGGAAACCTTGCCCGATCAAATCCCCGGTGAATGCCTCGTAGACGATCTTGGAAAACAGCCGATCCGGACCACACAACAGGCCCTCCCCGGTTCGGTATGGTGTCGCCGTCAGTCCCACCAGCCTAGCTCGCGGGTTCACCTTGACCAGATCCCCGATAAACCGGGAAAACATGCTGTCTTCGTTGTCACTGATCAGATGTGCCTCGTCAACAATGATCAGCTCCCGCCGGCCAAATAGCAGGGCTTTTCGGTGCACGCTCTGAATGCCCGCACAGATGACGTCCGATTCTGTGTCATGTCTGCGGAGCCCCGCCGAGTAGATCCCGGAGCTGATGCCCGGACACAGTAACCTGATCTTCTCCAGATTCTGCTCCAGCAGTTCCTTCCGGTGTGCCAATACGATGACCCGCCCACCGTACTCGATCGCCTGCTGAATCAGCATGGCAATCACCAGAGACTTTCCCGCTCCTGTCGGCAGGACGATCAGCGGATGTCCGTCTCGTGATGCTCTCAAATAATCCCAGACAGCCTCATCGGCTGCCCTTTGGTAGTCCCTCGGTTCCACGTTGCCTACTCCGTAAAAAAGGCCCCCGGTTCCCCGGAGGCCATGAACCACAGAAGCGCGATCAGATCACCACGGCCGCCCGCTGGCTGCCGGACCTGGCTGATTGCCTCCGAACGCCTCGGCGATCATGTGACCGCCGCCGCCGGCCAGCTGTCGCGGCTTATAGCCTTTGATCTCGTTCTGGATCTCGCCGTTATACTCGCGAGTCTTCACGACGATCGTCAGCGGCTTTCCATGCAGCTCTGAGCTGTCTTTCGGCGTCAGGACATTCACCGCTCGACAGATCGAGGAGAGCGTCGCCCTAGCGACCTGCTGCGCTGTGTCGTTCTGGTTCACCAGATTGAGCCGATCAAACAGAATCCGCCCCTGATGTGTCGGCCCCTGAATGTTCAGCCGCAGCTCCAGATACTTGCCGTTCCCTGCCTTCGTCGACTTCTCCTCACTCTCGACGATGATCGCCTGATACTCCCCTGCCGGGAGTGCGGCATATTCACTCACTTCGACCTTCTCGGCGTCGAAACCCCCCAGATTCATCCCCATCGCTCATGCCTCCTTTTTCTTGCTGCTGCCGTCCACGACGACGCCGCTGATGTTGCCGCTGATGTGCTGGCTGTACGCTGACCAGCTGAATTCGATTTCCGCTGGCATGGCCAGCCGGTTCTTTGCCAGAGCCGTCGCTGACTCCTGCGTTCTGACGACGCGATCAGTTCCACCGAGAGCGATCGTCCGCTTCTTGCCGAAGCCCTCGTCTTCTGTTTTGGTGTACGTCTGGAAGCTGGCGAAGAATACCTCGTCACACCATTCCTGCACCATTGCCGACGCGGTCTTGTGCAGAGCCGGACTATAGCGATCGTAGCTTTCCGTTCCCGGAGGGGCCTGCTTCTCGATCTGGCTGTGCGCCAGGATCACGACAGTCATCTGGCGTTCTGTCCGAATCCAGTCCAGCCGCTTCAGGAATTTCTGCCAGACAGCCCCGGCCAGCTTGTAGCCCTTGCCGTACTCGAAGTCCTCGATCGACTTCTTCCCACCACGCTCGGCGACAAGATCCCAAATCCGCCGCTCCAGCCAGTCGGCCGAGTCGATCACGAGAGTCTGAAACTGATGTGATTCAGTTTCCAAAAACCGACACGCCTCGTCGACCATCTCCATCGAGAGCAAATGCTCTGTCCGGCTGCAGTCGATATCGTTGAGCCCGTCCTCAAAGTCGAAGAACACCGCCCCGGGAGCCTGCGCTGCCCACGTCGATTTCCCGATCCCATGCACGCCGTATAACAAGCACCGGCGCGGGGTCGTCTTCTTCCCAGTCAAAATCTTCATGCCTACGTTCTCCAGCTGGCTGTGCATTGTCATCAGTAGAGGCCAGCAGCTCCACAAATGACTTTCGATTGATCAGATGTTGATATGCCTCGTGGCAAATCCTGTCCCGCTCATCCTGCGGAAGATCCGAGAGGATGTGGTCGCCCGCTTGGATTTCTTCCGCGTCTTCATACAGCAGATAGCCGGATTCACTCTGCCAGATGCCCATGCTGTTTGGCTTCAGCCCCGGCCCTTCTGCGTAGATCATTCCTGTGTGTCGCCCTCCTCTGCCGTTCCTGACGTCGCTCTGACATCAAGCTCCAGCAAACACAACGAGCACCAGCTGGCCAGAGCTGTGCTGTCTCGCGCGAACTCGCGCTGCCTGCCCGTTAGCTTGCCGCCAGCTATTGCCGCCAACAGGTCATCGCGAAACGCATTGAGCCGCTCGACCATTAGCTTGATCTCGTTGACCACCTCATCCCATTCTTGACTCACCCTCACACCCTCCGCAAAAGAAAAGAAAAGGAGGGAGCCAGCCGACGCACTGGCCGGCTCCCTCGGCTGTGGATTGGCGGGGGAAGGACCACCCCGCCCGCGGCTCTCACAGCTTACCGCAGAACTGGCCATCCATGGCCCGCGGAGATCACCCGCCGCTTTGCCCGTCAGCCTCATGCTGGCCCTTGGCGCTGCAGTCCTGTTTCATGTTGTCCCGAACAATCCGAAGATCCTTCGGGGCTTTGATGTTGATCCGTACCTTGTCGCCCCTCACTTTGACGATGCTGATCGTGATATCCTCACCCACTGCGAAACAGTCGCCAGGCTCCCGAGTGAATGTCAAACTTCCCTGTTCTGCCATTGTCAGATCCTCCATATCCTGACCTCGCATTCGCCGCCAGCCACGATGACCGGCTGTTGATTCTCGTCGCATTTCCAGCCGATCCGCAAATCGTGGATCTGGCTGTCGTCTTCGTACACGTCGGCATGATCCAGAGCGTCAAGCAGAGATTTCAGTAGATTGTCCACATCTCGCCTTCTACGGTCTGGCCTTGTCACAATTGCCTCCAGCCTGATCGGCCCCGTGATTGCTCGAAGCCGCAGCTGCAGCACATCGTGGAAAACTTGTTGCCGATAGGCTCGGCCCGTCCTGCTGATCATCGTTCGGCTTCCGACATGCCTCCAGTAGTGGTTGACTGATGGCGGAAATGCCAGACCGCTGATCGTCACGCTCGGTTCCGTTGCAGCCATCGCTCGGCCTCCTGCAGAGTCGTAGCCAGCCTTCCGCACGCCGTGGATGACGTCCGCAGCTCGCCGCTTTCAGCCGCTCTGTAAAGCCCCGTTTTGCTGACCTGCAGACGCTTCGCCAGTTGCGTCCCGATCAGCCAGATGTCGCCTACACTAAGTTTCTCCACGCCTCCGCTCCCTGTTGTTTTGCTTGGTGTCGTCCACTTTCCTCCATCGTCCTGCTGCGACCAGTTTTTCCGCGTGTGCCACGCTTTTGGGTGTCAGCAATTTCACTTGCAGGTGTTGCCCCTGCAGTGGGGACTCCGTGGACATCGGCCTTGCTGTTTCGATCACGTCCCTGATCTTGAGCATCAAATTCGTCCTCCTTCTGCTGTCCTGTCAATGTCGGCTGGCTCCCAATCCAGAAACACGCCGCCGCACATGACGCGATCAACACCGCGACTCTCCTGCACCGAATCTGCGTGCATCAGCAAGTGCCCAGCATTGACGCCGCACACCTCGACACCCTCGCGAAACCCAGAGAGCCGCTCTCGCCACTGCCAGTACTCCTCTGTGGTTTTGCTGTTGTTCACTCTGTCTACAAGTTGCATGTGCCTTGCTTCAAGCTCTGTCATCAGCCACCCTTTTCCGCTCTCCTGTTGTTTCGTCCGGTCGCCGTGATGGCAGCGACCGGCCAGGCCAGCGCAACACACGCCAGCCTCCTCACGGTATCGGACTGCTGGGAGTCGAACCCAGAAAAACACCCGTCGTGACAGCCCACCTCTCTCACCACCTCAGATCACCAGCCGATCAAACCGCCGATGCCGTTGCCGATCAGGTCCAGCAAGTCCCCGATTCCCGGTTCCGGCACTGGCGTGCTGTACTCGTGGTACTCGATCCGCTCAATGACCCCGTCAGCAGTTCCGGAGCCTGCGAAATCAAAACGCAGGCCGTCACTTCCTGTCGGCAGATTGTACCGGAAAGTTTTCAGGCTGGACTCGCCCTCGGCGTGCTCATACAGCAAGTCGCCGTTTAGCCGCCACACTCCAAACTCCCAGTCATTTCTGAGAGTGATGTCCAAATATCCCGGTTCGAGAACCTCATCTGACTCCGCAAAAAACTCAACCAGCCCTCTGCTGTCATTGCCCCCAAATTCAAGACGACCATCTCTTTTGTGTTGAATCCAATCCACCGTCGCAAATTCAGATTCATCGACCACGGCGCCGGGGATGCGCTTGATCCCGTAGCGGAAACCGCCCGCCTCGTACTGCCGTTCTAGGTGATTGTTATCGTATCCGTCAGCAGACAGCCACACCGCACCGCCGCCGCCGATGTCTGTGTTGTCGAAATAGATCAGTTCTCCCTTACCGTCGATTGCCTCAGGAAAAAACCTGCCGCCAAGGCTCAGGTCCTCTGACATTGTAATGACGCCAGCTTCCGCACCACCCGCCAGCACTGCCAGTGCTGCCACCATAGAGAATCGCATCATTTCCAGTCCTTATCAAAACATAACCACCAAACGATCTGGCCCACGGTGGCCCAGAAAATTGTTCCAAGTGCAGCGCTCATCGCTGCGCCTCCTCGCCGTCGCAGCCGTCGCCACTAGCGATGCCGTAGCCGTAACCGCAGCTGTCACCCCAGCCGCTGCCGCACCCGCCACCCCAGCCGCTGCCGTTACCGTCGCCGTAACCGTAGCCACCAGCGTCGCCGCTGCCGTTGCTGTATCCGGTGCCGCTGTTGTCGCCGCTCATGTCGCCACCCATTCCGGCTGAAGTAACAAATTATCAACAGCCGCCTGAGTGCACGGTATGATTTCGCATACGTCCATTACCTCGCGGTTTTCAACCGGCACACACACGCGACCTTCCCTAATGCCATCGCGTGCCACCTGCGAGAGTGCTGCCGCACCCTCCCAGTAATGCAGCATCCGGCTCCAGCCGAGCAATGCCTCGGTGCCTGTCCGCTGAATGTCTCTGGCGAAAAATACGCCGCTGTTAACGCATCTCACTATGCAGTAGTTTTCGTTTTTCATTGCTGATCTTTCCCGTAAAAATGAACCTGCCATTAAGCCGCAGCCGTAGCCGTCGTCACCCTAGCCGCTGCCATCAATGTAACCGCTGCCGTAGCCGTTGCCGTAGCCGCTGCCGTCGCCGTAACCGTAGCCGCAGCCGTAGCCGCTGCTGCCGCCGGTGCCGTCGCCCCAGCCGCTGCCGTTACCGTCGCCGCTGCCGCTGCCGTTGCCGTCGCCGTAACCGTAGCCGTTACCGTCGCCGTAACCGTAGCCGTTGCCGTCGCCGTCGTTGCCAATTTTTTTGATCATCGCTGCGCCTCGCTGCCGTACTGCCAAAAATCCCAAGCCCACGCCAACCACAGCGACACACTCGGCAGACTGATCGCCGCCAGCAGGACAGTAAACGCGGTAAACTGTTCATCGCTCATCGGCTTGCCTCCACAAACAAGTCAAAACAAATGTCAGCCAGCTCCTCGCTTGCCTCCAGATCTGCGTTCTCGG